TTACGATCCTTCTTCGATCCCAAAAAATAAATATATCTGTGCTTTTCGTAGCGTTGTTTACGCTTACTCATATCTAGACCCTGATAATGTCTTGAATGCTTATTTCCAGTATCCACATCAGTTCTAGCTACGGTCTTGCCTGTATAAATAAAATTACAAGCTTGATAAACATATCCTGTGTGTTTCATGGAAGTATCTGCATAAGATACGACAATCATGGGTTGTGGTAAAAGTTTCAAACTGTTCGCAACTAAGTAAGAAGCTTCGTTCTTTTTATTGTGAAGAAGGCACAACCTATTTAATTCTATCACCATGTCTTTACATTCAGGACCACATACCCCAATGCAAAGAGAAGGACTTGCAGGAGATCCGTAGGTCACGACTCCTGTAAGTTCCTTATTGTCATAAAGACCAAAAGCATAAGAAACAGAGGGCATTCGCTTTGCATAGTGCAGCTTCATTATCCACTCTTGAGTTTCAAACTTTTTTATTTTTCGGACTTCTTTCATATTTCCTCAAAAAAAAATGGGGGCCAGAGAGTTGCCCCCAGAGTTTGTACCAATCTATTTTTTATTATTTGGTAAATCTTCTATTAACTCGTAATCTGTCCACCAGTCTCTGTGTCCATGTTCGCATTTTGGTTGTTCAAATTCATAATGCTTTGTAAGTACCCAAAGCATCTCCGATAACTGACACACTTGGTCATATGTTATTGGACAATGTTCGCTTGTATTGTTGCGAATTTCTTTCAAAACATTCGCATATTTAAGCATTTCTCTTCTGTCTTTTTTACTTATTCGTGACGGACTATTTTTCATTTCTTTTACCTTTCTAATATTGTTGGTCTTGGTGGTGGAATATCCATGTAGTTATATCTTGAATAACATTGGTCTGATAATTCCCCTTGTAAGTGCATAATAGTCTGCACACATAGATCGTAATCTCTAAATGCTACTGCAACTATTTCTAGTGTAGATGTAAAGAATACCATCATGTACGTTTCTATAACTAACATTAGTTATAGTTCTTTTTTTTCCAACCACTCTCCATTCTTGTAACAAGTTCTCTGAGTGCGTTGATTAAATCAGTCTTTAGCATAGATGCTAAATCTTTATCAGGATTGGATTTCTCAGTTTCCTCTTCCAACCTTCTGTTGAGTTTCTTAATTCTATCTTTTAACTCCTCATCAGTCATTCTGCTCTCCTTTATAAATTGTTTTTCTGCCTTCAATATAGTCCTCATAAGGAACCACAAATTCTTCTGGTTCCTCATCAGGTTCATCACGGACTGCGTTATTGTCCATAATCTCTTTATTCGCTTCTTCTTCTGTAGCGTAAAAAATAAGATTGCCATGCTCATCTTTTTCAAGTGCTTGCCAACCATCACAAATTGTATCGACAACAATGACAAACATTATGCACCAACCTTTTCTAATTTTTCACATCTATCAGTTGTGTCTTTCCAAATTTTCTTTTCAATTTCACCCCAACCATAACTATCCATAGCTTTACGCATTACTCTTTCAGCAGTTTCTGTCCATACAAGAGCATTCTTTCTTGCATAAACCCAAGCATGAATTTCTTTGGTTAGAATAATCTTATCCTGACTTAACCCTGCATAATCAGTTCCCCATTGAGCACCTTGATAATCTCCCAAGATATGCCCAATCTCATGTAAAGTGCTTACATAGTAGCCAGTATTTTTAGTCGGCCTTACATGAATTTCTTTAGTTGCAGGACGAGCATAATAGTTTGGTTGCTTGTCTTTTAAAGTTTGATAGCGAACAGTAATATTATACTTCGCACAAATTTCCTGGATATGGATTGCCATATCAATTCTTTTTACTTTTGCTTTCATTTTTTTACCTTTTTTGTTTAACTATATCCCACAAAATATGGAATAATTCCCAAATTATGCCAGATAAATAATATTGTCAATAAAAAAATAAAAAAAAAGCGGTGGCTTTTACACCACCGCTAGTTAAACAACACAAAAGGCGATTTTTAAATCTACGATCAATGGGAAATGAGTACCCAACCATTGACTTACAACCAATTTAAAAATCTAAAACATTATATAATATTTTTTGCAACGATTGCAAGTTTTTTCTACATTCCAGTAACAGGCTCGTATTCTCCTCTACTCAATGGGCCATCTTCAACACCTATCCATGCTTCAGGACCAGAGTTATTTAATCTATATCTTCTGGCTCTACCAGTGGCTTCAAGTTCAAGATATAATTCACAATACCAACTTTTCTTAAAATTCTTTAATTGTACTGGTACAGATGGTTCATTACTTCTCGCTTCAAATCCACCATCACCTGTCTGTTTTAATGCTCTGCCATCAAGTTCAGCTTGTTTAATCCAGTTATACAAAAATTCCATCTTTACTTCATCATCTTTGATAGTTGCGTTAAGTTGTTCGGTTTTATCAACCAGGAGTCCTGTATTCATATCTCGAACAAATTTTCGGATTTCACGGTCTGCAGGGCCATTTGATTTCACAACAGCTCCATCAAAAAACATATTTCTTTTGTATTCCATTGCGATTAACTTTGATCTTTTATCACCTTCAGCGTGTCTTACGTTCCATACTGCATAAGCAAATCGAACACCGTCAACCAATGCAGATGTACCCCGAATAAGGTTCCGAGCTTCTTCAGGTGTACTAGGTGGGTCATTGTCCTTAATCTTAGCCATATGGTGACACAACAGGACTGTAGCCCCTGTTTCTGTAGCCATTCTAGCGGTTAAACCCATAAGAGCAGCCCCTGCCGCAGGATCAGCATTAACATCAGCGTGAACAAAAGACGCTAATGGGTCAAACACAATCAGCTTTAAATCTTTAATCTGCAACAACTGGTCGTAATACTTATCGAACTCCTCGCCAGTATGATAGCTCTTATCAGCCCCCGACTGCATAATAGGAAACACACCACCATAATTAGGCAATGGTATAATCTTCATGTCATGCTCATAGTTAAATCTCTCGTTATCAGGGTCAAGCCTTTGTATTCTTCTATGTACCTCTGCTTCGTCATCTTCAGCCGTAAACACAACTGTATTCCCGAAAGATGCTATTTCACCCCCGAAAGCACTCTGCATAGACTTACCAGATGCTATCTTCATAGCTAAATCCATAGTCATCATACCTTTACCCGAATCTCCAGCCGCAGCAAAAAGTGCAGGAACACCCAAAGGCATCACATTATTAACCACAAACTTCTGCTCTGGTGCTTTGTCCACGAACCTACGAATAGATAAACTGTCATCAAGTAGGTTTACCGACTTCTGAACCTTCTGCCGAGCATCATTCAGGAAACTGCTAACATTAAATCCTTCTGCAACCGCATCTGAAGCATCCCATCTTTCAGGTTTACCTTGTGGTGGTGTTAGCATAGTGACTGACTTAGCCCCTGCCTGTAATGCCAAGTGCTGTATCAGGTCAGCAACCTTCTTACCTGCCTTATCGTTATCAGGCCAAAGTATGACCTCTTTGCCGTTGAGAGGCGAAAAATCGTAACTAGGAGCCGAGTTCTTGGATAACATACCAGCACCACCCATATGACACGTTGCCGTAAATCCGAGTGAATTTAGAGCGTCTGCACACTTTTCACCTTCGACCCATATAACTCTGTCAGATGAAGATATGTTCGGTATATTATATAATGGGCGTACATCAGGCATCTTTGGATATGGATTATTTGCTGTAAACTGCCTAAACTCTTTCTTGGGCTTACCACTTGCATCAACCTCAACATTACCGAAATCATCACGAATATTGTATCTGCGTACTGTCGCCAAAACCTCACCATCTACGGATAAATAATGATGTTCCCCATCATGGGGCGTATTTATATCGTATTTTTTCCTAGTTGATTCGTTCTTAAATGGATTCGTTGCTGGGTATTCATGGTGGTTATCTCGAACATTTCTTCGAGTTCCGTCTAGGTAATCTGAAAAATATTCCTTGATTTCAGGAAGTTTCATGTTTCTTCCTTCCATCATAATCTTAACAATACCCCCTACTCCTTCACCACCATTAAAGTCAGTTCCTTTAAGAAAATAAGGGCCAGGAGTCATATCAATCTTTAATGATTTGCCAGCTTCCCCTGCTAAAGATCCGATTACAAACTGATTACCCCGAACTTCCCCTTGTGGATATGTCTCTTTTAATATCTCAATTTGTACAGATGCTGGTACTTTTCTGCTAATTTCTTCAACCAAATCTATAGCAGATATACTAGATTTAGTGTTGTCAAAGTGTAAAAGACGCATTATATTCTCCTTATTAGTGACCTCGTTACTTCAGGAGGAGATTTCCCCTCTCCTCCTTTTTTTTATTTCCAACAGGTGCTTTGAAACTCACACCACTTACATAAGTGAAACTCCCTTGTGTGCGAAATTCTAGGTAGAATTTCAGAAGATTCGGTTGCTGTCAAGATTTGAACACCACGATCACTTATCTTTTGTGCCAGAGCTTTATCAAATGGCACGAGTTCAAAGTGTATTTCACTAGTATTTTTATTCACGACAGTAAACAATGCTGGGTTCTCTGTTAAATCCATATACGCTTGGTATACTGCAATTTGTGCTGCGTAAACTTTATTAGCTTGAGCTACGCCAACCCGAACAAATTCCTTAAACTTCCTGTCATTAGCTGACTTACACTCCCAGAGCATAGGATATGGAATTTTTATAGGACCTCCACACAGAACACCATCAATATGACCCCTTATCTTCCCATCAGCAATTTTAAAACCAAATTGTTCGCCTTGCTTGTCCTCTGTGCGTAAGTCGAACCCTGCTGATTGTATCCACCCTGCCGCTTGATATTCTATGTTATGTCCGAACTCAAATATTCTTAACGTCTTAGCAGTGAACTCTTTCTCTTTATCTGGTTCAACACCCATGAAGCGGTATTGTATCTTCCGAACACAATCATCACCTAAAGAAGAACCCCCAATGTATTTCCTTGTTGGCTTTTTCTTATTATCAGCAACGATAGCGTTATCAATAATTTCGTGAAACTGTTCTACAATATCAGAACGGAATCCCTGCTGACGGAGGCCAGTGACCTCCTGACCACTTAACGTGTTCAAGTTCAAGATTTTGGATGTCTTTGTGACCATAGGTTATACTCTTCGCCTCCTGTATAATAAATATTAATGCTCTCATCTGTTCTTCAGTTAATTCAGATAACTTCGTATCCCAACCGACATTGCTACAAAAGTTAGCAAATGCAGGTATAGCTTCTATAACTCCACTGTCTGTTTTTGGATTAAACTTCAATGATATGTCTCCCCTTGTTCCATACTAAAAACACCTGGAAATTCTGCAGATGCTATAGAATAAACCCTTGTTTTTTCTTTATGTTGAACTGTAACCTCACCATATATAAAATAAGCTTTTTTAATGTCTTCTTCTTTTTCAATCATAGAATAGATTTTATCTTGTAACTTGCTTTGTAGATCGTTAACGGAATATGACATTCCTTCTCCATGTGCTATATTCATTCTACTAATAGCTTTGACGCTATTTTTAAAAATATCTAAATCGGAAGTCATCATTTGCATATTTATATGTATTTCAAATCTTTCCATCTGATTCTCCTAACAATGCACCATAACCACATATATCTATGGCACTGTCCTCATGATTAGGACTGTGGATAAGTCGGCCTAGTTTAACCGCTATCATACATTGATATACTTGATCTGCTGTTATTTCTTTTTGCAATATAACAGACCATAACCTCGCTATGTTCTGATGGTTTTCATAAGCCTCGCCATAATCCTTGTGGCGATCACCATTTATTTTACTTTTTGCTTTTTTCAAAATTTCATTACGCTGCATTATCATATCCATTTGTTATAACAATATTATCAATAGACTGATTATTCCAATGGTAATTTAGCCAACAAGCGGCTTTATATTTATTCCATGAAAAATCAAACTCTTTTACGATTACTCCATACCTAGCTAGGTGCTCTCTTTGCTTATCTGATATGAGTTCATTTAACCAACGCTTGCTTTTGTTAGCTCCGTTAGATGTTTCTATATTTCGTAGAAAATCATCTGCAGATGCAATAGCTTGTACCTTAGTACCAATAGCAACGGTTCTAGGCTTTCCATTCTTCTGCTTAACCATAGCAATAGAATTGTCGCCAACTGTAGCAATGATACCAAAACCATTAAATCCAGAAGCCATGAGCATCTTTCCATTGCCCATCATGTCCATCCAACGAAAAGGAGAACTGTCAAATACGTCAATCTCTGTCATCACAAAACGTGACATCTCAGAGTTTTCGTCTATTTTCTTTTCAAATACATGACCACAGATAGGACACTCTTTTACGCTAAGAGGAACTACCGCATCACACGCTGAACATACTTTTGTAGGGGCATCACCACCTGTCTCTTTATCTTTACCATCTAAATTAACTGATTCGTCAATAGAACCATGCGTGAGCAGACTGTAACCAAAGTCAAGAACGACACAATCTTTCTTCACAACACCTGGATATAGTTCTGGGTCTATTGTTCGTAACCCTCTACCAATCATCTGTACCATTGTAGACTTATAAGAACATGGCCTCATAAGCACGATACAAGACACAGGAGGAGCATCAAATCCTTCAGTAAGTACCGCCACATTAACAACGACTTGTACATCTCCATGCTCCAAATTTTCGAGTATTTGCCTTCTTTCTTCTTTAGGGGTATCTCCTGTCACCATTTCTGCAAGAATACCCTCTTCTATAAAAGCTTTATGTACATCCTCTGCGTGTGCAACAGTTGAACAAAAGATAACTGTTTTTCTGTCAGATGCCTTATCTTTCCATTCTTCAACTACCTTCTGATTAATAACTCTTTTATTCATAATCGCTTCAACCTGACCCATATCGAAATCATCAGCAGTCTTACGAACATGACTTAGTTCATCTTGAACACCTACATCAATTACAAATGTTTTTGGTGGTACAAGAAATCCTTCACGAATAAGTGTAGCTACCTCAATCTGGTGACAACAATTATCAAATACATCTCTTAAACCTTTACCATCACCACGATTAGGTGTAGCCGTGAAACCTACAATCTCTGCTTTTTCGTTGTCGGTTCTGACTTTATCAATAACTTTCTTGTAAGTTCTGGCTGCAGAATGATGGCTCTCGTCAATGACAAGCATATCAAACGGCTTCATCTTATCTAAATTATTATCTCTGGATAATGTCTGAACCATGCTGAACACGACATTACCTGTAAAATCTTTTGTTGTTCCATCTACTACAGAAGTAGATATAGATGGATTTACATTATTAAATTTTGAACTGTTCTGAGAAACAAGTTCATCTCTGTGTTGTAGTACTAACACATTTTTATTCTTTTTATGTCTTTCGCCAATTAATGCAGACAACATAATTGTTTTCCCTGCTCCAGTTGGAGCGACAACAATCGTATTAGAATGTTCGTCTAATGCTTTGTTTGCTGAACTAACAGCGACCTCTTGATAGGGTCTTAATATCATAGTGTCCTCTTTTTCTGTTGTATGTTGGGGGGGTTCAACGGCCCACTCCCCCCCATAGTGGTGAAATACTACATCTTAGAAAGACCTGCCGTTGCTATTACTTTGCCCATGATGGTACATTCCCTTGTGGTGCTTGTCCACCACCGCCCTGATTAATAGGGGATGAATTTGTAGAAGGTGCAGTAGGCCCTCCAACTCCAGTACCTATGTAATCGGCATCTTTTGGTGTTAAGGCAACCATTAATTTATTGGAATCCTCATAACCATTCGTACCTTTCTTAATACCAATTTTCATGCAGAACTCTTTACCATTAATGTCTTCAATACCATTAAGGCTTCTTAACCCTTGAGCATTTTCAGTTTGATCTGATGGATCAAGACCATGAATACTATCAATCATTGATCTTAATGTACTCATACCAATCTCGTATGCCACAGGTTTATTAGTATTAGGGTTCATCTTGTCACCGTCAACGAACAGACGATCCCATACTTTTCGTTTGTCGAACTCACCACCAACAATAGTAAATTCTAATTCAACCCACTTAGCCTTAGTAGATGCAGAATAATGAAATGATTGTGTTTTACCAAACATTTCCATTACATACATACCAGGTTTTATGGTTATAATTGCTCTAGCAATAGTTCCTGCAGGAATTAAACTAAAGTCATTAGTAGGGCCAGAACTGGCCTCAAAGTCATTTAAATTAAGAGTCATTATTGACCTCCTTATTAGTTTGAGATTTAGGGTCAACAAAATCAAGCGGTCTTTCCGATTGTGGAATACCACCACTCATCTTCGTTAACAGTTTACCGAGATGTGGTTCCTCTACAACATCAAGTCTACCAGACCTGTCCTTTGCAGGATAACCCCACTCATTTAATGTTTGACAAACAAATGCTCTGTATGGTCCTACAGTCTCATCTCCTGTCATTACAGCCATTGTTAATACTTCATCAACAATGCCAGGCAGTTCACGACCTGTTTTCGATCCTTCGATTTGCAGTTCGTAAATTTTGCGATTGTAGTCGTCTACCCTTTCGTCAAGGATTCCGACAAAGATTACATTCTTTTCTCGAATGTGTTGTAAGTGTGTTAGCCAAGCCATCATCTCACGACCATGTTGACCATATGCTGCACGAGTATCTAACTTACCAGTACGATCTGATTTGTTCTCTGGTTGCATTTGACAGAACTGAAAGCACAACCGACCTGCGACTGTAATACTGTCAATAAACAACGTAGCATATTTTTTAAGAGTTTCAGTTGGATCACCATATGTCTGAACAACATAATCATAATGTGCTTGGCTATATGGTTGATCGTCTGATAATGATGGGTTCGCCCCACCTAGATAGGTTGCAAAGTCACGGCACTCTGTCCATGTCTGCGGTCTTATGACATCTATAGGCCATCCTTCAATAGCTGAGTCTCCTGCTTCTAAATCCATAAATAATGTAGTGTCGGAATCAAGAGTTCTAGCAAGAGTGGTTTTACCCACTCCTGCTTGTCCCACGATGACCATTTTATGACCTCGCTTCTCTTTCATCCTTTCTTCTGCTGAGATAATTTTTAATCCCATATTAGTTCTCCTCTACGAGTTCGATTGTTACTTGACCTTCTTTCACAGTTCTCGCTGGTCTAGTAAGGTCTTTATATTGCTCGTCTAAATCTTTGAACGTATTCTCTTTAATCTTTACATCCCAAGTTATAACGTGCTTTGCTAAATCAGTAGGAAGTTGTTCAGCGATTTCCATCAGCCTTTCATTATCCCACTCTACTTTCTTAGCAACTGTTACTTTCACCTCACCCTCATTTAAAGGAACGGTGACAGTTCCAAAATCTTTTCCTTGATCGAACAAAATTTCTTTTGCTTTCGGCAAAGCTCTCTCTTTTATCTGAGCCTTTACCTTTTCAAATTCTATCTTATTCGCTTCGATACGAGCTTTAAGCTCATTAAATTGTGTAAATAAATTATTGTGCATTAACATAACGCACTCCTTTCTTTCTAAGTAATTTAAAGTAGTATTTCAAAACTACATTTATAATAATATGCACTCATTGCAATTATGTCAAGAGGTAGATGTTATTTTTTTTTGGAAAGATATATATCTATGCCGTGAACGGCCTTCATAAGTTTCTTTTTTAACTTAAATTCTGGTGTTTCAAATCCTTTGGCATCTTCTACTATTTCTTTTATTTTGCCATCAGGTGATTCTTCTTTGTACACAAAATCTGCTATATATCTACAGATTTTTATGTCATTGATAACAATGTCATATTTAACTTGCAACTTTAAATCAGTAACGATACCACCACGTTCCATAGCCCTTAATTGACCATATCTTTCTGACTCCCATTTAGAATCAAAAGTAATGCCATCAACAATAGTTTTTTTTGCACCAAATTTACTTGACTTTTTAAATTTAAATCTGGTATTATATGGTAATTGATTAATCATTTATGGGAAGAATAGCAAAATGCCAGATATAAGTAAATACAAAAGCGTAGGTATGCGGATAGAAAGTTATGAAAAATTAAAGAAACTTTCAGAAGATGAAAGACGTTCAGTTGGTCAACAGGCTTCTAAATTAATTGATGAAGCGTATGATAATAAGTATAAAGCGAAAGCTGGCATTGCTTCTAGTTTAGTTCTTCAACAAACCAGCACTACCTAAACCACCTAATAGAGAAGCTGCTACAGCAGGATTTTGTGCGGCTCTCTGTCTTATATTAGCATTATATCTTTGAAACTCATTTTCTCCGCTAGTTAAATTTGGTTGTGTGGTTCTAGTTTGAGTGTTTCTAACCTGTGGTAACTGTGGTTGCGGTCCAGGTTGTTGATTAATGTTAAAAATATTTTGAGACTGATTTGCTTGATTTTTAATATTAGCTAACTCCTGACTTATCTTTGAATTATCAATAGATGTTTTTAACTGTCTAGTACCCTCCTGCATGACTTCATTAGTTGTTTGAGATGAACTTTGTTTAAACATATTTGATACTGCTTGTGATAATATTGTTAGTCTTTGTGAATCTGGAAGACTTTTCGTAGCACCATTCACTCTTGCTAATTGACTTAATGCTCTCTGGTTTGAAACTAAGTTACCTAAAATACCTATTCTAGCTATCTTGCCAACATTATTTAAAACATTTGCTGTCATGTTACTTGCTACTAAATTACTATTAGGAGTATCTTTTGCAATAAATTTCATTATTCTTGAAAATTCTCTTAAATTTTCAGAAAAAGTTTTTACTATTTCAACTTCCCCTTTAGCATTTACTGCTTTTGTTGCATACTCATCACCTGCAAATATAACATTTAATTTTTTTCCTGAAACACCTGGCATATTGGAAAATGTACCATCAGCTTTATCTATTGCTTTAGCTACATCTAATAAAGTATCTTTACTAACTGTTGCACCAACACCATCAAACATTGTATCTAAATAATGCTTTTGTATCGTAGCTAAACCTGACGGATCATTTTTTCTAAAGTAATCCATAATCACTTTTAAATCATCAAAAGCAACACCATTAGCACTTATTACATTAACTGCTTCATTTGCTGAAGGTTTAGGTCCTAATTGTCTTATCTGTCCTAGTATTTTATTAGTCTGTAATTCACCAACTTCTTTTCCAATTTGCACTGCTTCATCTAAAGCTTTTACAATGCTTTCTTCTACAGTTTGACCAGGCCTAGCATCCTCAACTTGTTTTAAAAGATTAATATCAATTTTAGATGTTTTTAAATTATTAAGTTGTTTTGCTTTTGCTATAATAGATTGATACCCTGCAGGGGTAAATAACACATCTCCTGTTTTGCCTAGTTCTGTTACTTCTTTTAAAAATTGTTCAGGGTTTAGTATGTTTGGATTTATTGTACCCATGCCAGAATTTTCTAACTTAGACTTTACCCATATGTTACCGATTTGATTTTTTAAATCTGCGTATTGAGCTTTACCTTGTTTAGTGTACCCAAAAGCTTTTTCTAAATTTTTAAATTTACCAGGCTTATTGTTACGAACAATGCTTAAAGCAAACCCTTCTAAATTTTTTGGCTTCACATTTGGAATACCAAGTCTATTATTTTCTCTTATTACTTTTATTATTTCTTTTGAACCCATAGCATCTGCTATATCATCAAAAGCACTCATACCACTCTGATACCATTTCTTTGCACCAGGCCATTCTTCAGCAGCTCTTGTTATCGCTCTTAAACCATCATCACCAACTGCTTTAGTTATATCATCTGAGTATAATAAAATATTATTTTTACTTAAAAGATTATCAAACTCATTCATAGCTGATTTGTAATTTTCAAATAAACTACGATTATTTCTAACAGCATTTACAACGTCTTCACCTAAAAATCTTGTGTCACCTCTTATGGCAGACATAATTTGTTTTCTTGCGTTATAAGCCTGAGAAAAACTTATCTTTCCATTACTTTGTAAGCCAGGTGATAATTCTCTTATTAAGAATTTATATGCTTGATCTTCAGCAGAATCTCCCAAAGCAGATACTGGTCTACCTAAACTAGCAACAACGCTTTCACTTATCTCACTTATGCCTCCAGCAGGGATAACATTAGCTGTTCCTAAACCTGATTTACTTTCTAAAACCGCATCTATGTTTTTCCATTTTTCAGTAGCTAATCTATCAAACTCTAATAAATTATCAGAAAGTTGACGATACAAATCATCATCTATTCTAGCATTACCTGTTAAAGAACGATTCAATACATCAGCAGAGTCTTTTATAGCAACATCAACTGCCTCTCTCGCTTTATTTTCAGCAACTCTATATTTTGATAATGATGAAGCATCTAAATTTTTTAACAAGTCTCCATAATTTTGAGCACCAGATTTTTTCATTAAATCTGATCTTATTTTATTAAATTCACCTACATCTTTTTTCATTCGATTTGCGTTGTTAACAGTTCTTTTAGATGCACCGTATACTGCCTCTTGCATACTTTCTACTTTTTGAACCATTGGGTTCATACCCAATGCAGAGGTACTAGGTTCATATCTTCTTTCTACTGCCAATACTGCATCTTGTACGGCTCGACTATCTGTTCCTTCTTTTAGTATACCTGCTCTAGGTTGTAGACCTTTGAATATTAAAAATGGTGCTCCAAATAAAAGTTCAGCACCACCAGCAAATAAACCTTCTCTTGTAGCTTGTTTTAATATCTCATCACGAGTTTGTGTAGATACATTGTATGATTTTTCCATTTGCTCTTCTATTAAAGAGCCACCAAATGCACCTGTAAAAGCTCCGATTGCAGAACCAAATAATGTTCCAAAGCCAGGGGCTATAGCAGTTCCTACACCTGCACCCTTTATGGCTCCTGTAACAGCACCACCTACTTCTGGAACTATACCAGCTAAATCTGCAAAATCATAACGACTAAAACCAGACTCATCTATCAAAACATTTTTATCTGTTTCTAAACCTGTCTTTTTAGCACCAGAGGGTGTAAGTGCTAAACGTCCTCTACTATCTCTTATGTAATCTTCTGGTAAAAATCCGAACTCACCAAGAACTCTATTTTGCTCTTTGTTCTCATCAACTATAGATAAAGCAGCTCTTAATTTAGCATCCTTTATTCCAGTTGTAGTATCAAATGTCTGTTCTTCTTTTTGTTCAATTGGAGACTTTGCAAGATTAGAAAGTTTCATTTTAGGAACTTCAGTATTTATAACTCTATGTATTTTTAATAATTCTGTAGGAGATGGTTTATCTCCTTTAATTGTGAAGTTAAGAACTCCTGCTTGTGTATTTACGCTAACAGTTCCCATTACTCATCACTTACATCAAAGCTATATCCTTGATAACTTGACATTATCGGATTAATAGATTCAAGTAGTCCTGCTGAAATTGCTTGTTGTGTTCTTTCAAAAGCCTCTAACCCATTATCACCCTCTGCATAAAAATATCTTTGAGTCATATTGTTTAATTCATCTTCTGTTGTTCTTAAAGCGTCTTTAAAAGGTTTTCTTAATTCTCTTACTCTAGCTCTATATTCTGCAGGGTTTGTAAATATATCAATTTTACCAGCTTGTGTTTGCAAAAGATCCATATCTATATTTGATATACCATTACCAGTTTCTTGACTTAAAAATCTTTTAAATCTTGCTAATAAGGCATCTCTAAGAATTGTAACATTAGATTCTATAGACACACCAGCAAACTTATCTCCATATCCTTCTAAATTTTTTACTTCTGAAAAAAGTTCTTTAGCATCACCTATACCCATTGCAGCCATTACACCTTTTGCTTTACCCATAAATACTGCTCCAGATGTTCCTAAAAAACTTTTTTCTCCCTCTTCTGCTAAAAGAGTTAATAAAGAATCCATTTGATTTAAGGCAGTTAAACCATCACTAGCCTTACGGTGAGCAGAAACAATAACCTTTGCATCTGCAGGTGCGTTTGTATATATAGTTTTACTTCCTTCAAGAGCAGTTGTAATTTCATGTTTAGTAGAACCAACTTGTATAGTTTTAGTACCAGGACTTTTTATTTCAGTAGGATCTTTACCTTCAAGTAATGCTTCTTGATATTTTTGTTTCATCTCTAATTCTGCTTCGTAATTCTTAAGAAAAATTTCTCTTTGAAAAGCATCATGTGCTGCAGCAGTTGCAGCGGCAGAATCTTCATCTCTTTTAATCATATCTAAAGCGTATTTACCAGCAGCTAGTCTCTCAGCTTTAGCTTGTTTCTTTGCTTCCATAAGCAGTGGTTGAGCTTTCTCACCAGCTTGACCGATACCACGCAATGCTGCACTAAACCCTTTACCTGCTCTGTTTTGTAGTAATGCTAGACCAAATGCCATAAGAGCATCACTCTTATCTATTTTACCAGATGGATCAATTCCTGTGGCCTCTGCAAATTCTTTTTTATAATCCTCAAGAGTTTTACCTTTAGCAGGAGTATTGGATATTGATTGCATTGTTTGCATATAAGCGTCTTGAAGAGCATTACCTTCTTGTTGAGTTAAATCACGTTCAATAACGTCTGACTCATCTTTAGTGCCACCTAATCTATCTTCTACATACTCATCAGGCAATCCGCTTGTATTTTCTATCTTTCTATTTTTACGATCAAATCTAATACCTTCAGGAGGAACTTGCCCAAATTTAGTAATATCTTGCATTTCTTTTAAAGGTTGTTCCTTTAAAGATTCTTGCAACGCAGATAAATCTTTGTCTATTGATCTTAAATCAAATTTAGAAATGTCTTTAAGAACTTCTGGAGAATATTTTGGAATAATTCCCAAATTATCAAAACCACCAAATTTTTCTAACTGTGCTTTATTAAATTCTGATGTAGTGTTTCTAGGTGTTAACTCAGGAGGACTTTTTCTAAAAAAACTTTTTGGACCTGCACGTTGGTTTCTTCTTTGTTGCTCTGCAATTTTTCTTTCAACTTCTTTTCTCATGTCACCAGATGAAAACTTCTCACCCATGTCGAAAAACTTTGCACCTACTTCAGGTTCATAACCTAGAATACTTGAACCATAACCAAGAAGATTAGCTATACCGCCAGCAGTTTTATCTACTCCTGACTCCACAAAATCTCCTACACCACCTAAAATATTTTGAATATTTCTTTTAGTAGATGCTGATCTTTCTAAACTTTCTACAGTTGGACTATCAGCAAAAGACTGACCGCTTAAAAGTGCTTTTTCAAAAGCTGAAAGTTTAGTCATAACTACCCCCTACGCTTTCTGTTGGTTCAGACCTTGGATAGCAGTATATGCTCCAATGCCTTGTAAAAATGGATTAGCAGGTGGTAGATATGTATTTTGATATGTACCCATTAAATTAGCAGAAGGCGTTCCTGATAGGAAACCCATTCCTAATTGGGCTGGCATTAATGCAGATTGCAACGGAAGCATCTGATTTTTTCTTTGCGTATCTAGCATTGATTGCAAATAAGATTGATGTGCTCCACCTAATCCTGACATAAGATTTACATCAGCACCTGTCATTTGACCATATAAACGCCCCAAATCTGCCGACTGACCACCCATAGTTCCTAAAGCACTACCAAGACCTCCAGTTAATCTTCCAGCTTCTAAGGCACGTTTTTTCTCGTCTGAGAAGGCAGATAAAGCAGAACCTAAAGCTTTATCGTAACCACTTGCCATAAGCTTACTTAATGTATCGCTTTTAGCGTCTTGTATTCTTCCTTGAGTTTCTGCTTCTTGTATTCCTGCTCGACTACCACCAAACGCTCCTCTTGATGCAGCTTTCGCTCTTTGACCCATTAAAGCCTGTTGCCCTTGCTCATCTAATTTTCTCATAGCAGGGTCAATGACTTGATCTATGTAAGGGTTCATATATTCTTCGATTGCTGTACTTGGGTCAAATGCTCCCACACCAGAACCTACTAAATCTTTTGCTGTATCAAAGTACCCTATGCCTTTGTCTATGGTAGCTTCGCCTTTATCAAGATAAGGCTTGTATCTATCCATAAATTCATCACCACCGACATAATCCAATAAGTTTTGTTGCATATCGGTAAGTGGTGCAACTTCGTATTCTGGCAAATCAAAATAACCTGCTTCTTGTCCTTTAGGCCCTAATATTCCTGACCAGATATTAGATTCAGGGTCATAACCAAAAAGGTAGTCTAATAGACCTTTTTCCAGAGTTTCAATATACTCTGGCCTTCTCTGTATATTTGTTACGGTTCCTTCAGAATAAGCCATTATGCCATCCCCTCAAGTTGATTCATCATATTATATGCTCTCTGTATGCCAACATTTTGATTACCGCCTCCCAAACCTTTAACGGCATCTTTCGTTAAAACAAATTCACCTGCAGTTAACATGGCAGGTACATCATCTACACGGCCTCCACCTTCATACGGCATAATGCCTCCATCTCGTCTAGGAAAATTTGCAATGCCACCTGTATTAAAGCCGTACACATCTTTTGTTCTTTCAATCGTAGCATCAGGATCAATCATAGGTATTAATTCTTCTGTACCTCCAAATGGACCTCTAACTGGTGCTTCTTCCTCGTCACCGCCAAACAACATAGGCAACATTGTAAATAAGGCAAGCTCACCCATTTTACCGCCACCGAATAAACCTGGTCCTGAAAGAAATGAACCAATTCCTGTGTTAGATGCAGCATCAGACTTTGTTCCTTCAATATTTTCACTTGCATCTTTTACTTGTTCTGCAACAACGCTTGAATCTGCTGATTTGGCTGAACCACCTCCACCACCACTATCACCAGCAGTGCTAGAACCACCAAGTATTGTTGAACCAATTCCAGAAATTAAAGCATTTTCCATAGCTTCTTTGTTGGTACTTCCTGTTAACTTAGATATCAAACCACTTGTACCAGCAGATGTTAGAAGTTTTCCTAAAAGACCTTCTGCAGCTTTAGTGCCTAATACTGAACCAATACCTGATTGCACAAGAGGCCCTATCATAGGACCTGCTATAATGGGTAATACTCTTTTGAGGATATTTTTTAATTTCATATGTAACTCGAATAATTGTTCGGTTTAAAAAATATAATATTTTTATCTATAATTTGCAAACTCTAAAATATTGGTAAATACCGTAACGGCATTTGAAGAGGATGTTGTTAGTGTTAATAATTCTCCTGAATTTAATATTAAATCATCATTTTCTCCGAAATGTTGCATTAATAAACTAACATTGGAGTTTCCTGCTACTTCTACAGTTTGTGCAACTGTAAAATTAGTTGAGCCGTCATTAACTTTTAAAGTAAGTATATTACTGCCACTGCTTGTATTTGAAACTCTTACAGAACTAATTATAGAGAAATTAAACGTAGCAACACTTGGCGTTGTATAAATTGTAGTAGTGGCTGCAGAGGAGAGGTTGGATTTTACATTCCTACCTCCTGATAGGTACATTTGTAAAGCACTAGAAACATTAATAGACATTAACGCCTCCCATCTGGTCTAAGATCAATTCTTGGAGTTCCTAACCTCCAAGCTGTTCCTTGTTGGGATGATTCAACTCTAATAGCGAAACTTCTTCCTCGTATTCTTGTATGTATTTGACTTGTAAACAATTCAATAGGAGAAGAAGCTGATTGTTCTGTATTTCCTGAACTTGTATTTCCATAAGTCGCACCAGGGAAATCCCTTGCTTTAACTGTAAAAGTAGCCGTAGGAGTATCAGATGTAGAGTCACGAAATGTCATGTCAGGTATTAAACGTCTAGCAAATAAGAATTGTTCTCCATCACCTATATCTATTTGGCTAGATTCTATATGTGCAGATATACCAGAAACAGGGTTTGTACTACCATCATCTTCACCAAATTCATGATAATATAAATAATTATCTGTTGAAGCGGCTACAGGATATTGGCCTGTTCCTCTATCCATCCAAGCAGTTCTAGCCATACTTCCATAATACCATATATTTTGTTCATAGTTAAACACTACATATTTATCATTATTGCTACTGGAACCAGAACAATAAAACCACCATACTTCACCATAAACAGAATTATGACCAGCAACAACTTTTTCTGCTTGGTCACGATTAAAATCAGAAAAGATATAATCTTTCACAGTACATGGAATTTTCTGTACTTGTCCTGAATATACATAAAATTCTTCTTTACCCATCCAATACACAACGTCATTAACTGCAACAGAAGCATTAGGACCCATCATTGTTATGCTTCTTGATATTTCCTGCAACCCAAATGTGTATGGTGGGCCAATATATTGAACTGTGTGGAGAGAAATATCGGTCCATACAAGGATTTGTTGTTTAGTTTGTTTAACTGCTACTATTTCACTGCCTGTACCTATTCTTAATTCACCAGCAGTATTTGTTATTTTAGTTTCAAATTCTATATTGCTTTCTTGATCGCCAAATCTAATTAACAATGGGTCTTGAACTCCTGTTGATCCTTCAGGATCACAACCAAAAAACAAAATATGTCTGTCAATGTCTGACGTAACAATAAATCGGGAAACAGTTGGAGCTTTGTTTGAACTTGTTAACGTACTAAGCTTTACTGCTCTTTTAGAAGTTCCGTCAGAAGCATCCCAATAATAGATGTCTCCATCTCTTACGTTCATAATTAAATCTTCACCAAAATTGTCTACAGACCAAACTCTTAACTGCTCACCTGAAACTGTACTATCAACTGGTATTCCCCATCCAGTAGTTGCTTCTATTATTAATTTATCATCTGCATGAGTTGCTGCCGTTGTACCAAACTGTGCTCTTTGAAGCCCATTAATATGAGTTCCATCAGCTTTGCTTGTATATTTTATAATTTCATCTTCTATTTTTATATAGCCAGAATCACCAAAACCTGCAGAAGTATCAACTGTGACGGAAGAAGCAGTTATGCTTGATGCTAAGTCACTGCCATTTATTAATGTAGCGTAATCGTCAGAGGCTGTGGCGTTACCATGAACCAATGTTACTGTTGCTCCGTTCAAATGAGCTGCAGCAGTTGTGCCTCCTAAACCTCTAGTTAATGCCAGTGTATTAGTACTTACTCCTGTAACTTTAATAAACTCGTCATCTATTTGTATAAAATCATTTGTTGTTATACCAGTAGCATTTGTAACATCAACACCGCTAGTATCAGAATTATTAAGAGCTTCTGCAAGGGTCGTGGTTAAAGGACTTGTGCTTGCACCACCAAAAGCACCTGCACCCCAACCGTTACCAAAAGCTTGAGTATCCAAACCTACGTTTATTTGATATGTCGCTATTGTGGAGCTACCTCCACTATTAGTTGCGTCTGTACCATCTGCTGTAACTGATACAACTATTTTATAACTGTTAGCGTTTACTATTTCAGTTATTTGATGTTCAGCATTTAATATAGCAGCAGTTACATTTCCTCCTAAAGAAGCTGCACCTGAAAAAGTTACATAATCATTTACTCTTGCACCATGATTATTTTCTGTAACTGTAATAGTAGAACTAGTGTCTGTAGCAGAAAAAGTTGCATCTCCAGCACTTGTTGGATCACCTCTTTGAGGAGTTATGTCAATGTAAGTTCCTCCAGAAGCAATGTAATATTTTTGTTCTGTACCGACACCTATAAAATCATCTCCTTCTAATGTAGACCAAGGAAATAATGATCTTGCTTTTCCAGCAAATGTATTATTTGAATACTTACTCCATCCACCTATCTTTTCAGGAAACCCTGCACGAAACCTTACTTTTTCACAATCAAACCATCCCCCTTCATTTGAATATGAAGTTGATTCTCTATTAATTCCTGGTTTAAATTGTAATTTAGTTAAAGGCATTTTTTAATCCATTCTATAAACTATATAACTTACCATTCTAAAAGAAGATGTAGCATCAGAATCTGCTGCAATAGTGCAAGAACCAGCAGAATCAATTTTATATACATTTAAATTTGCATTTTGATACCAATAAGTTCTTGTTTGAAAAACTTTTGTAGAATTACTAACTGTTTGATTGTGATTTGTATAATTATCATACCATTGTTGAGATAAAGTAAAAACTAAATCTCCTTTTGCTGCTGTAAAACTAGCAGAACCTGTTAAAGGCGTATTGCCATCTTCATCAAAAGCGTTTCCACTTGTACTATTACTTGTTACTTTTGACCATTTGCCAGGTATTGCAAAATACATTTGCATAGAACATAAATTAGCAACAGTTTTACCGTATGTAACTCCAACGGCTAACCCTGTAATATCTGAATTACTTTTATGAGAGTTCCATCTTACTATACTGTTTGTTTTATTGTTAGAGTAATAGTTAAATATTAAGTTACAGTTTGAATCGTTAGTTTCAGTTACGCCACTTCCACCAATAGTAATAACAGGCCAATCAACAGTACTAGATGTACTGCCATGATTAAGGTTCATAGCAATATGTGTTGACCCTGAAGCTGCCCCCCAAATACCGTTGGGCAAAGTAGAGCTAAATGTATTACTTCCGCTTATAGAAGTAGAGTTCTGAGAAAAATAACTATCAAAAAGAGTTCTATCATCTGAAGTAGTAGAACTACCTGTTAACATACCTTTACCAAAAGACGCTTTTGAAAAACAATATTGCCTAGAAGAAGAGTCGGTAAACATATCTACTATTTCATACCCTGTAGCACTGTTTCCTGTTATTCCATGAAAGTCACCAAAACTAATTTCCCCTGAGTCAGGGATAGCGTCATTAGAGTCTACATTTCTTACTATTGAATTAGTGGCACCTGTACCAGATGCTTGATAAAGAGTACCTAAAGAAAGTTCACCACTGACACCAAACTCTGTTCTAATGTCAGACATGGAGATAGCATTTGAGGCAGAGGGTAAAGTCATTTCTGTTTAAGCTCCTCAACCTCCTTTTTGAGATCTTTCACGGCTTCTATAAGTAACGCCACCATCCTCTCATAATCAACGGCTAAAGTATCATCCTCTCGTTCTCTTACAACTTCTGGCAAAACTTCTAAAACTTCTTGAGCAATAACACCCACATCATGCTTACGAACAAAGTATCCGTCCTCGCCACCACGTTTTTCTATATGTTCATCCGTCCAATCAAACTCTACACCATTTATCTTAGACACTTTCTCAAGAGCATCAGTTATAGGTGTAATGTTTTCTTTGAGTCTTCTGTCTGAACTATGAAAAGCTGTTATGTCTCCTTGTGCCCTTACTTCGTTATCGGTAGGAGCCGTAGAGGCATCACCAACGTATAGACCATTCTCAATAGCAAGACCACCAGTGGTTAATCTCATTTCTTCAGAGGAACCAGCCTTGAACTTTATGGTGTCTGCTGTGCCTATATCAAGACTACCTCTAGTTGTACCACCATCTTTAAAAACTATATCTCCACCATCAGCGTCTATGTTAATATCGCCAGGGGCATCAAATGTAACGTCTGTAGCTCCATTTAAAACTATATCAAGTACAGTAGTTCCAGCGTCTTTTATAGTTACGTTAGCACCGTCAGCATCTAATATAATATCTGCTGCAGAATCTATAGTGCAATCTGCAGGTGTGGCTAACGTAAAAGCGGCATCATCTGCCAATGTAATTGTAGCAGTATCTCCACCACCACCGTTTTTAATAGAAATGTCATTTCCATCAGCGTCTAAAACAATGTCTCCTACAGCATCAATAGTACAAGCACCTGGGGTCGCTATTGTAAAAGCCGTATCATCAGCTAGTGTAATCGTTACTTCATCAGCACCAGCACCATTTTGTATCTTTATATCGTTTCCATCTGCATCAAATATAATGTCTCCAGATACATCAAATTCCAAATCACCAGTAATTGTAGATGTAGAATTTGAAGTACTTACTAAATTTGCAGATGAATTTACAGCTAATAAAGCAGTTATATCTGTTACTTTAGCACCACTTCCACCCCCATTAGCCCAAATAATAGCGGCTTTGCCATTATCTACAGTTACATTGCCTCCAGAACCTTGTGTCATTATAACATTATACGGTCCAGAACTTGCTGAATCTGTTGTATTGTTAACAACAACATATATTTTTTGTACATCATTCGGATCTATAGTAACAGTATTGTTAGCTCCTAAAGCACCTGTAAAAATTAAAGTTTTATATTGTCCATTAGACAACGCACCATCAGTTGTTGATAAAGTTGTGGTTGTTCCAGACAATGATATAGAAACAACTCCATTGGATGCACGATCTAAAGCTTGAAGATTGGTATTTGTGGTGGTTCCCCAAGTACCAGCTTGTTCACCAGCCCCTATTAACTCTATACCATTTGCTTCTGTATATGAACTAGCCATAATAACTCCTTATGCTGCTTTCTTTGTCCAAGTCGGTGAAGAACTTGGCTCTACTTCTGTATACGACTGACTTACCCCTGTAGTCAAGGTTGTATATGATTGACTTACTCCAGAACTTACTTCCGTATACGATTGACTTACTCCAGAACTTACTTCTGTATAAGTAGGTTCAGCAGCTATATCACCTATAAAAAAGCCTGGTGGACTTGCCGCTGCTTGTGCTCTCCTTGTTAAACTTCCTTGTACTATAGCTTCTATTGGAGAAGTTTCTGTCCATACTGTTACATTTCCTAAAGAAATTGTAATAGAAACGCCAAAATCATCATTTAACTCTCCTGCACTAGTTACAGTGCCAACGGAACCTGTAGCAGAGTTTCCTTCAACAGAAACTGAAACAGGTATTCTTACTAGTTCTTCACCAAGAGCAGAGGTTCCTGCAAATCCAGAAACTGCAAGATTAACGCTTGTACTTGCACTTTCACTTCCAAGTGCAGATGTTGCACCTATATTAACAGGTGAAGTAGAGGAGATTGCAATATCAATACTTGCACTTGCAGTTTCATTTCCTAATGACGCAGTTCCTGAAGCACCTTCAGGAGACACTTCAATAGATGGAACAACTGTTTCATTTCCTAATGACGTAGTACCAACATTTGTGGCAGCCGTAACATCTGAACCAGCCGTAACAGCTTCGCTTCCAAGGGCGGTTGTAGCTCCAATGTTAACAGGAGAGGTAGAGGAAATTGCAACTTCTATAGAAGGTATTACAGTTTCTTCTCCTAATGCAGTCGTTCCTACTACTCCTGTAACGGCAAAAGTAGAAGTACCTGTAACGCTTTCTTCACCAAGCGATGTTGTTCCTGCAAATCCACTAAAACCGATACTACTTGCAGAAGCATTAATAACTTCATCACCTGCTACACCAAGTCCATTAACCCCTGTTACATGAACAAGAACAAATCCACCAGTTTCAGCAAAAGCTGTTTCTGAAAAGGATTTGAATGAAAAAGACATTAATCAGCGTCCTTGATTGTTAGCGTACCTGCTTTG